GCTTCCTATAACGACTATGTGTGGGTGTTCATGGGTAAAAAAGCACAACATTATGAAGATTTAGTAGATAGTATATTAAGTAACACTTTACTTCTCCAGTGTTCACATCCTGCATCTGCTGCTTATGCAAAAGCGCATCATTGGGATTGCAATAATATATTTAATGCTGTAAATCAACATCTTAAAGAACAAAAAAAATTACCTGAAATTATTTGGTAAATATTTGTTTAACTCTCAAAAGTTTAGTATCTTCGTAATCTAAATCACAAACATTTATGAGTGCAGCAAGCACAGATTTATGGAAACATTACTATGACGTAATGAATGAAGGTTTGGTCTATATTCATGATAGAGCAACAGGGCATTCTAAATCATTAAAAACTCAATGGAAACAATTTAATGCTATTGGACTTAATGGTTTAGAATGGAATTCTTTGTATGTAATTGGTGCAAGACCTGGTGTAGGTAAAACGCTGATAGCTTCTTCTTTAACAAGAGAACTACAGAACTTAAATCCTGAGCAGAATTTTGCAACATTACATTTTCAGTTTGAGATGCTAGGTAGAAACATGGCACTACGTGAGTTCTCATCTGCAAACAACATGAATATTAGATATCTTCAATCTGCTAAGGATGATGGAATGCCTCCATTATCTAAATCAGATTTTGACAAATTAAAAGCGTATGCACACGCAAACAAAGGCAGAGAAGAGTTTATTATTGACAAAGCTCTTACTGTCAATGAAATGCAATCAGCATTAATGCAGTTTTACAAAAAGGTTGGGAAACCATTTGTTGTAACACTAGATCACACTCTCTTAGTAAAGCAAAGTGGTAGTGAGAAAAGCAAACAAGAAACTTTAAATAATCTTGCTGTTATGTTAGCAGAGATGAAAAATAAGTTACCTGTTGTATTTCTTATACTAACTCAATTAAACAGAGAGATTGATGATGCTGAAAGACAAAAACCAGGGCAACAAGGAAATTACCCTACAGAAAAAGATGTTTTTGGGAGTGACAGTTTATTACAATGTGCTGATGTTATGATTGCTTATAACAGACCTGCAAAGTATAATCTATCTTATTATGGACCTACCCAGTACATGATAACTCCTTCTGACAAATATCTTTTAGCAGTGCATGTATTAAAGAACAGATATGGTGAAGTAGGTATTCAATGGTATAGAGCAAATTATGCTAAAATGCTTGTTGAAGAAGCTGCAGAACCAAGCTGTAGAATTATTAGAAAAGTAATATAAATTAAATTAGTTAAGATGGCAGAACTATTAAAAAAAAAGAAACACATTAATGTAATTACAGCAGAATTTAAACCTTATTGGGAACAACTATTTGTAGACAATGGAATGGAAAATCCTCCATTTTATGCAAAGCTGTGTTACCAAGGGAGTGAATTTGAGGTTGTAGATGGTGGAAAATCTGAATGTATTAGATTTTTTGCTAATGAACTTTCAAAAAATCAGGATATCTTTGTTGAATTATTTGATTGGTATGACAAACCTTATGAAGAAGGTTACAGAAATCTATACAGATTAAAAAACAAACCTGATTGGAAAACAGCTCCTAATTTCTGTGTTGAAGTTACACTAAAAAGTGATGGTACTTCTTTACCATTTACCACATATGCTGTAAGATTATCAGATTTAGAATTGATAAGCAGAAACAAACTTGAAACTGCTTATCCAGAAATAACAAAATCATCAACTGCAATAAAGGAAGAACAACAATCTTTAGATTTAGATTTTCCAAAACTTGATACAGTTGATTTTGAGGAAGAACTTCCTTTTACAGAAAAAGAAGATAATCACTATGCACAAATGACAATCAGAGATATCTATTGTATTGTGAATAAAGTGCCCTTATCAAATAAAAAATGGTTAAATACTTTAATTGACAAAGGTAAAAAATGGCAGAAGTAAAAAAAGCAGCAGAGACAGTTGCAACAGGTATGGTATTACCAACTGGTATAGTACAGGCAGTTACAAAAAGTCCTAAGAATCTTGTAATCTTTAGTAAACCTAAAGTAGGTAAGACAACATTGTTGTCACAACTACCTAACAGTTTATTAATTGACTTAGAAGATGGTTCAGACTATGTAGGAGCTGTAAAAATTAAGATTACAACTATTCAAGAATTGTTTAATCTTGAAAAAGCTATCACAGATGCTGGTAAGCCATACAAAATTATTGCTCTTGACACAATAACTGCTTTAGAAGAATTATGTATTCCTTATGCAGAGTTCTTATATTCAAAATCTCCAATGGGAGCAAACTGGTTTACAACTGGTAAACCTAAACATGGAAGCATCCTTAATATGGCAAATGGTGCAGGATATCCATGGTTAAGACAAGCTTTTGAAGATGTAGTAAAAAGATTTAAACTATTAGCACCACGTCTAATATTATTAGGTCACGTAAAAGATACAATGTTAGAAAAGAATGGAGGAACATTTGAAGCTCTTGACTTAAATCTAACAGGTAAGCTTAAACAATTTACAACATCTAAATCAGATGCAATAGGATACCTTTATAGAAAAGGAAACAAAAATATCTTGAGTTTTAAGACACAAGATGAGATTTTATGTGGTGCAAGACCAGAACATCTAAGAAATAAAGAGATTGTTATCTCTGAAATTGCAGAAGATGGGACAGTAACTACACACTGGGATCAAATATTTATAGATTAATTAATAACATTTAAAAATTAGAAAAGATGAGTTTTAGTTTAAACAATTATTCAGCAGCAGAGAGCAATTTTGTACAAAAGGGTTTACAACCAGGTACACATTTATGTAAAGTATTAGATTTAAAATTGGAGAGACCTCCATATGACGCAAATCAATACAATTTGATTTTTTCATTAGAAGGACCAGATTTAGGTGCAGATTTTGAAGGTTTTCCTATTAACAGATTAGATCCTTCTAAAGGTAACCATAAAGGTCAAACAAGCAATGTAAAAGCAAACCAATATGGTTTCAAAGATTGGGAATATAAAGGAAAAACAATTAGTAGAGATGAATCTATTCAAAACTTTTTAGGAACTTTCTTAAAACAAGTTAATTTGTTAGATCAGTTTCAAGGCATGGATATTAATGCAGATACTATTGAAGATCTTGTAGCAGAAATAAGAGCTTTTCTTATCAAAGGAAAGTATGAATTTTATTTTACTCTAGGTGCTCAGAAATATTATAAAGAAGGTTCTGAATATCCAAGTTATGCATTATATTTACCAAAGAAATTAGAAGGTAAGTTTGCATATGCAAATAGTGTAGAAGACGCTAAGTTTGCTCAATTTAATGAAGCAATTCATGTATATGAGAAAAAAGTAGCTGAACCAAGTATAGGAGATACCATGAATGATTTAGCTGCAGGATTTGCTCCAGCTTCTGAAGTATTTTCAGCTCCTGTATTTGAAAATAATATAAATGATTTACAGCTTCCATAATTAAAAATTTGTTTTATTTTTTAAGATGAGGGTAGATGTAATGTCTACCCTTTTCATTTAAAACCAACAAATTATGTTTAGTTTAAAGAATTTTACATGTGATGTTAAAGATATTCCAAGTGATTGGATATTTGAAACATATTTAGAATTACCAGAAAGCTTAAAAGGTCAGCGTGTTAGATTAAACAGTGTATTTAATCCATTAGATAAAACTCCTTCTATGTATTTGTACTTTCATCCAGAAAGTAATACGTACAAGTTTAAATGTTTTTCTACAGGTAGATCAGGTAGTGCTGTTGATTTGATGATGTACATTTGGAAAAAAGATTTTGGCAATACTGCAAGTACCCTTATAGATGATTATAGTAAATATTTAAAAGAAGGTAAGTGTATAAATAAAAAAGACTTTAGCAATGTAAAGTGGGTTATTTCTGATTATACAATTAGAGAATGGAACTCAAATGACGCAAAGTTTTGGTTACAATTTAATATAGGCAGTGAATTATTGAATAAGTATAGAGTAGTCCCTATTGCAAGTTATACTATGTGTAAAAAAATCAATGATGATTTTACAGATGAGATATTTACTATTGCAAAAGAAAATACATATGGTTATTTTAATGAGAACAATGTCTTGTACAAGTTATACCAACCTTTGAATATTGCTAAGAAGTTTTTAAAGTTAGAACAACATGTTCAAGGTACTGAACAATTAGAAGGTAAGAGATTTTTAATAATCACATCTTCCTTAAAAGATTGTATGGCAATCAAAAGTATTCCTGGACTAGATGTGGATGTAATAGCTCCTGATAGTGAGAATACAAAACTTCCAGACAAGTTGATTAAGAAGTTTAAACTAGAGTATGAAGCTGTTGTTACTTATATGGACAGTGACAAAGCAGGTGTTGATAGTATGCAGTACTATTTAGATAGATTTAATATACCATTTTGTTATATACCACTAGAAAAAGATTTTAGTGATATCATAAAAGTCTATGGTATTAAAAAAGCTGCTTATACTTTTATACCTATTTTAGATAAAGCAATTGCTAAATATAATATTTTAAATGAAATTATTTTGTAGTTTTGTTACAAATATTTTATTATGAGCAATTGGATACTACCTTCATGTAAGAACAAAGTAATTACACAAATAGAAGATCTTCCTGATTATCAGAATCTTATAGGTTTTGTTTATAAAATCACACACATTAAAACAGGTAAGTTTTATATTGGCAAAAAAAGTTTGCAGTTTACCAAAAAGACTGCAGTTACAAAAAAAGAAAAGTTAGAAACAGGCACTAGAAAAAGAGTCAAAAGAGTTTCTAAAGAATCTAACTGGTCTGATTACTATGGTAGTTGTAAAGAACTTACTGCAGAAATTAAAGCAGAAGGAAAATTAATGTATAAAAGAGAGATCTTAGAACTATGTTGTACTAAAAAATACCTCAACTATTGTGAGTTAGCACATCAAATTAAAG